GCAGGCACAACAGATCGACCTGGCTTCTGTTGCACAGCAACGACGGGTAGCGATTGCAGGCGAAGAGAACACGCTACAGCAGGCCTACAACAACCTGGGCAAGACGATTTTACAGAACCGGCTGGCACTGGCCAAGACTGATGCGGAGAAGCTGGCTATCTCGCGGCAGATTAAGGACATTGAAGTGGAATCAGCCAGGTTGCAGTATCAAGCTACGATGCTGCAGATCCAAGCAGAAAACGACCTTAAGGCGGCTGCGTTGAATCGCGCCATCCAAACCAGAGAGGCAATTCAAGCAACCTTGCAACTTGCGGAAGCTCTCTATTCTGCAGGGCAGATCGGGCTAGACAAGGTGCTGACCTATCGTCTGGAACTGCAAAAAGCGGTAGGCGCGGCAAATGCTGCGCAGCAAGAATTCAACCAAACCCGGACACTTGGTGCATTGCGTGGGCGCACGGCTGGTGTCAATCTGCAAGCCGCCGAAGTGCAGGCTAGTGGAAACTTTGCTCAGGCGCTTGCCAATGTTTCTAGGACTGGCGGGTTTGGTCAGCCTCGTTACTACATAGAAACTCCAGACGGTCGCATCCCGCAATTTGCCAAGGGCGCCTACGTGACCCGTCCAACGCTGGCGATGATCGGCGAAGGTGGCGAGCCTGAGTATGTTGTGCCGCGTAGCAAGGCGAAGTCGTTTGCTGCAGCGGTGTCGAGTGGTGTCAGTGGAGAACAGGCGATTGCGAGCAGGCGGCCATCGTGGCGGGAGATCGCGCTAGAAACGCTGGCCAATGATCCAAACCGTTACATAAGCGCAGCACATGCTGTAATGACAGGATGGCGAAAAAGCGGCATGAAATGGAGTGGATTGGAAGAACCGCGAAAACGCCGTGAAGCATTGCGGTCGCTTGGTTTTCGTGTTGCAAATTCTGTCGATTTTGGTGGTGGTGGTGTCAGCATAAAAGGACACCCATCTTTAAGTAATATCCGCCGTGAACTGGAGTCGCTGCGCAATGGCCGACAAGGCGGGAGTAGCAGCAGTGGTGGCGCCGGAATCACTCTCAATACTCGAATCGATCGGGTGATCCGTCAGGACGGGGAAGACAAGGTAACCTTCGCCCAGGCTCAAGCCCTGGCTGGCGATGCGGCTCGGCAGGCGGTGGCGCAGATGGACCGGCGCATCACCAGCCCGTCATATCGGCAAAGCCGGGGGCTGCGCGGATGATCTATCACGCCACCTTCCTCCGCTTATTTGAGCCGACAACGGGCGGCACACAGCTCACCGTGCAGAACCTCTACCGGCAGGGCCCGATCCTGCAGGGCGGCAATTCGTACCAGTTCCTGGATTTCACCGTTGATGGACTGGCCAGTACCGGCAACGCAGATGGAACCGAGCTGACGGTAAACCTGCCGGGCCTCACTGCGGTCAGCACAGCCGCGGATGATGCCCTCGAGGAAGGCTGGCTTGCTGCTGTGACCGTCTATCGATTCGAGGCAGCAGCTCCGCCCGATGCGCCGCCAGCAGGGCAGGTGACGATCATCGACACGATCGGCGAGGTCATCGGCGGCGGTGAGGAGTTCCCCCGTAGTGTGACCATTACCATCGGATCGGCGCTCGCAACGCTCGGCGCGCAGGTGCCGCCCCGGCGGTTCACTACGGCCCTCGTTGGCACCCCCTGCCGTCTCTGACCATGAGCCAGTCTCCTGCTGTTGCTGTCCCCACGCTGGCTGCCCAGCGGCGGCAGATCATCCGCAATGACCAGCTATCGGCCCGGGCGGATCTGAATGGGCAGCAGACGGCGCTGGAGCTGGGCCAAGCAATCCCGCTGGTGATCGGCAAGCGTACCGGCTCCACGGGTGGTGTGCTCCTCTCGCCGCCGGCTGCTGAATGCCGGTTCACGAATGACGAGGCGAACCGGGTTACAGCGTCCTACCTGCTGGTGCTGGCCGATGGCCAGCTGGGCACCATCGCCCATACGGACGCTTACCAGGGCGATACGCAGCTGGCATCGGGTGAGCTGACGCAGGCCTACGGGGCCAGGGCTGCCAGCTGGGCGCCGGGGAATTTCATCCAGCAGCGTTTTGAGGTCACCACCTCCAGCCGGCGCGAGATCGTGGAGGGGAAGGCGATTGGCGAGGGGCAGTTCCTGGACTTGTCGGGTTTCAGTGATGAAGAACTGGCGCTGCACATTGACGAACAGGTGGCCAGCCTGTCGATCAAAAGCAGCGGCAACTACATTACAGAATTCCAGATCGATGTACAGAAGCGGATTGAATGGCCGACTGCGGGAAGGACGAAAGCCTTTAAGGGGTGGAAATACGAGGACAATGCTTTTGCTGATTCTCCTGGCGGTGGAGGCGCGTACCCTCCTTTTTCTCCGCCAACTGTTGAATACTACGAAGGTATCCCATGGGTTGCCGCGTCAGATCCCGCGGCGGGGCCATCGCCTGATGGCAGCCTGGACAATGCAACAATTCGCCCATACGGAGTCGGCACACAAATATGGTGGATTAGTCCCAATCAGGCGATTGTAGACAGAACCAACGCCGGCCGATACCTGGCCACTACGCAATACAACGTAACCAGGCCCGCATCTACTGAGCCGTACGGGGACATCGACTTCAACCTAACCGAAACGATAAACGGCGGTTTTTTGTTGGATGTAACAGCGTCCGAAACGGTTTCTAATGGCACTTACTACGCCAGCATCTACGGCGGATTCCCCGCCGTTACCTACGACGTAACCATCACCGAAGAAAACAGCGAGCCGCTACCGAAACCAGAAGCGACCCTGTATTGCGGCACCGGCGGCAGCTACGCAGGCCTCACCACAGTCTCTGTCGTCAAGACCTACCCAGCGGGTGATACAGGCTGGCAGCGGCAAGCGCACTTCTTCATCCGCAACGGCCAACCCATCTACCGCCTCATCGAGGGCAGCAGCGGGGCTACCAACCTGTTTCCAGATGTTGCCCATCACATCCTGACAGCCTCCGGCCAGGTGCCGGCCCAGCTGATCGACACACCAGCACTAACGGCCGCCGCCCGTTTCTGCCAAACCAACGGCCTCACCTTCGATGGTGTGATCGCTAACCCGTCCAACGTGCGCGAGTACCTGCACCTCATGGCACCGATGCACCTGTTGCGGGTTACCGATCGCTGGGGAAAGCTGGGCCTACGTCCTGCGTTGCCGGTCACCCCCTCGCACACGATCGACACGGCGCCCCTTGCGCCGGTGATGAGTTTCACCGAGGCCAGCATCCACGCGGATACGTTCAAGATCAGCCGGCGCAGCAAGGCCGATCGGCGGCGGTTCTGCGCGCTGGTGCTCTGGCGAGACCAGCCCGACAACGACCTAGGGGTAACCCAGGCCACAGAGGTCCGCTACTCAGGCACCGCCATTGATGGGCCGTTCGAGGATATGGACGGCTCTGAGTACATGACGCGGGAGCTTCACGCGGTGCAGGCTGGTGCGTTGCGGCTGGCGCAACGCCGGCATATCAAGCACGATGCCTCATGGGGGGTGACACCAACGGCGGCGATCGCCGCGCTACGGGCTGGCGACCTGGTGCGGGTGGACCTGGCGCGTAATCCGTCCGTGGGGTCTGCTGGAGTCTGGAGCTACCTCTACGAAATCGAGGGCATCAGCGGACCTGTTACCGGCCCGTGGACGATCTCCGCCAGCCATCACCCGGTAGACGACGCAGGGCGGAGCCTGCTGGCGCTGGAGGTTGCAGCGGCCACGGTTGGCTAAGCACGGTAGAATGCGGGGCACTGAGACTCTGCCTTGCTGTGGCTGCTGCTAATTTCTTCACCTTTGATGCCTTTATTGAGGAGCTGGCAAAAGGCAAAGGTGGCACTTGGTTTAACCTCACAACAGATACCCTGTCCATTTATCTGAGCAATGCAACGCCAAACCGTGCGACGCATGCTGTCAAAGGTGACCTAGCTGAGATCACATCAAAGAACGGTTACGCGGGGATGGTGGATCTCACCATTACTAGCCGCGGCATCAATGCCAATGCTTATCGTTTTGTTGTCAACGATGTTGAATGGACCGGCACCGATGCCACGGATGCAACAGGTTTCGGACCCTTTAGGTGGGCGTATCTGCTCAGCAAGACAAGCAGCGCTACCGATTCAAGCCGACGCCTGATTGGATATTGGCAATACCCAAGCGCGCAAACCGTGGCAAAGGACGGAATCTTCAAAATCGATTGGTCTGCTACTGACGGGATGCTGCGTCTGCGGGCTGGCGCCTGATCCATGGCCACCTTCCCGGCCATCACGCCAGACGAACGCCGCTATTCCATCGGTTGGATTCCAACTGCTGAATACATCGGCCCCTCTGGTGTCGCCTACCTCTACCGCATCGGGACGCTAGCGGTCGGGCAGACCCTGGAACTCCCCTACGACACCAGGCCCACCGCTGAAATCTCGGCGATCGTCGCCCATTTCGAGGGCCAGAACGGCGACGCCTTCGAGCTCCCAGCTGCAGTCTGGTGCGGCCATGAAGGCGGGGACGCCATCGCCGATGCCTCGCTGCGGTGGATCTACACCAGCCGACCTGAACCGGAATTCGTCAGCGCCGGTTTCTACAGCCTGTCGGTCACCCTAGAAGCCGTTGGCCTGACGATTGGGCCCACGGTATCGGGCCCCGTCACCTCGAGTGGTGTTGCTGAGCTGATCACCGGCGCGCCATTGCCAACCCTGCCGCCGCGGCCGCAGCCGATCCCGGATCCTGACATCCTGCCGCCGGTCATCACACAGACCGAATCGACTGACGGGCAGCTGCCAGCCGGGACGGTGGAGACGGTAGGCCAGGCAGACCTGCGCCATTCCAGCTTCGCCCTGCCTGATACAGCGGAGGTCATCACCGAGGGCACAGCCGATCTGCGCCATTCATCATTCGCGCTGCCCGATACTGGCGAGGTAGTGATCGAAGGCACTGCAGAACTTACCTACACTCCGCCGCCCTGATGGCCGACTTCCCCTCCGGCATCCGCGCCAGCACCATCGCATGGATTCCCGGCGCGCTGCCCCTCACCGATCACCGAACCGCGGCGGGCAATTACCAGCCGATCGCCTCCACCAACCGGCCCAGCCCGCCCCGTATCCGCCTGGCGTTTCAGGGGCTGAGCCGCACGCAGCTGCAGACGTTGCGAAACCACGGGATGGCCGAGGGCAATACGGGAAAATTTCTGCTGTCGCCTGAACTGCTCGACATCGACGACCCTGTAGCCGGGTGGGCCAGTAAGCGCTGGCGATATGTCACCAGGCCTGCCATCACAGACACAACGGAAGACGGGCACTCGATTGAATTTGAGCTAGAGGAGGCGCCTGATATGCCATGGATCGATCGCATCGTGCTAACCGCCAGGACCGGCACCATTGAAACCGTAGGCACCGCGAATCTGATCGGCCCTGATACCCTGCCCACGATCTGGAGCAGCAGGCTGACAACCGCCAACAACGTGAGCAGCGGCGCCTATGCCTCCGCTGGTAACATCGCGGTAGATGCTGACGGCAACAGCTACCAGGCATTCTGGTTTGCGCCATCGGGTTCTACAGCCTCGCGG